CTATTTTAATAAATGGGAAAAGGTTGGTCTGACAAATATAAAAAGTCAATCAACTGCGATAACCCTAAGGGTTTTTCCCAGAGAGCTCATTGTCAAGGCAAAAAGAAGAAGATGAACGAAGAGGGACTGCGCGACTGGTTTGGTAAGTCCAAATCAAAAGACGGAAAATCTGGTTGGGTCAACGTCGTAACTGGCGGCACATGTGCCAGTGATAAACCTGGCGAGGGAACTCCCAAGTGCGTTTCTTCTGCAAAGCGAGCAAGCATGACAAAAGCAGAGAGACTCTCAGCACAGAGAAGAAAGAAGAAAGCAGACCCCGGTCAACAACAAAAGACTGGTGCAGCAAAACCAACTTACGTTAAAACCGACAGTCCTAGAAAAATGAAAAAAGAGGAAACAGAAGTTTCTGAAGCGACTTACCCTTCAGATTTTAGAAATCCTGATGGTTCTAAGAGATCTGTCGCCAAGAAAAAAACTGGTAGACCTAATGCACAGGGTCCAGAAAGTGGCAGAAAAGAAATCGACGAAGCAAAGGACAAGAAGGGTAAGGGTAGTGGTACAAAAGATGCCTGCTACCATAAGGTAAAGTCTCGTTATAGCGTATGGCCCTCTGCATATGCATCCGGTGCTTTAGTCAAGTGCCGTAAAGTTGGTGCTGCCAACTGGGGTAATAGTACAAAGAAAGAGGGATTCACTCCCTCACAAATTGCCGCTCTCGAATCCGTAGGCGCTGTTGAACTCAACGAAAAGGGTCAAAAGTGCTGGAAGGGTTATGAGAAGAAAGGAACCAAAATGATGTTTGGTAAGCGGTATAACAACTGCGTTAAGAAGGAGGAAGTCGATGGACAGAATCTTGGAGACCAGGATAATTCACATGTCACTGAGGCTACTACTGTTCCCCGTAAAAACGGTCAAACGCTCTCAGTAATCTTTACCTTCCGTGGAAAGTACATGTCAATGCGTGTGTTTTTCCCAGAACTCAGAGTTCCTGCCAAGGCAGAGGTTCAGGATGCAATCGTCAAGATCTATCCTGGTGCCAGAGTGACATCATACTCTGTTGTTCCCTTTGATCCCTCCGAACCTTTTATGCAACTTCCCGAAGAAGTTGAGGAAAGTCCGATTGTGGAGGGTGACGATGGTTCATCTGTAAAAAAGCAGCAACAGATGGTTCAAAGAAAGCAACTGGTGCTAGATCGTCAAAAACTTCTGCTAAGAAAAAAGGCGATGCAGCAGGGGAGTCAGAGTGCGGATGTAGTCACTAGTGAATCAGCAGCATGGACCAGAAAAGCAGGAAAGAATAAAGAAGGTGGACTCAACGAAAAGGGAAGGAAGTCGTATGAGCGCGAGAACCCAGGAAGCGATCTTAAGGCACCTTCAAAGAAAGTTGGGAACCCTCGTAGAGCAAGCTTTTGTGCGCGAATGAAGGGCATGAAAAAGAAACTGACTTCTAAGAAGACAGCAAGCGATCCCAATTCAAGAATCAATAAATCACTGAGAGCCTGGAACTGCTAATGGTAAATGATGTATATCTTGGTAATCCCAATCTTAAAAAAGCAAATGCTAAGATTGAGTTTACCAGTGACCAAATTGAAGAGTTTTTAAAATGTCAACGTGATCCTGTTTACTTCGCTCAGAACTACATCAAGATCGTAAACGTCGATGAAGGACTTGTTCCTTTTGAGATGTGGCCTTTCCAAGAAAAACTGATTGAACGGTTTCATGCAAATCGTTTCAATATCTGTATGATGCCACGGCAGACTGGTAAGTCTACAACGTCGGTATCATATCTTCTTCACTATGCAATCTTCAATGCCAATGTTAATATTGGTATTCTTGCTAACAAGGCATCAACTGCAAGAGACCTGCTTGCAAGACTTCAGACAGCATACGAGAACCTGCCAAAGTGGATGCAGCAGGGTGTGCTTGTTTGGAACAAGGGTAGTCTTGAACTAGAGAACGGTTCAAAGATTATGGCAGCATCTACCTCAGCTGCGGCAGTTCGGGGTATGACATTCAACATCATCTTCTTGGACGAATTTGCGTTCGTTCCAAATCATATTGCCGACGATTTCTTCAGTTCAGTATATCCTACAATTTCATCTGGTAAATCAACCAAGATCATTATTGTTTCTACCCCTAAGGGTATGAATCATTTCTATCGTCTCTGGCATGATGCAGAGCGCGGTGCAAATGAGTATGTTCCCACACAGGTTCACTGGTCAGAAGTCCCTGGTAGAGATGAGAAGTGGCGAGAGCAAACTATTAAAAACACTTCGGAGCAGCAGTTCCGTGTTGAGTTTGAGTGTGAGTTCCTTGGATCTGTTGATACGCTGATTGCCCCAGGTAAGTTGAGGTCAATGGTCTATGACAGTCCTCTAACTTCAAACAAGGGTCTTGATGTTTTTGCAGAACCTGTTCCTGGTCGCGACTATGTTTGCACAGTTGACGTTGCTCGTGGTGTTGGAGAGGATTACTCCGCTTTCATCGTTGTTGATATTACTGAGTTCCCACATCAACTTGTGGCAAAGTATAGAAAGAATGATATTAAACCAATGTTGTTCCCAAACATTATCTGGGAAACATGCAAGGCTTACAATGATGCATTCATTCTCTGTGAGGTGAATGATATTGGAGATCAGGTGGCATCAATCATTCAATATGATCTTGAATATCAAAACTTACTTATGTGTTCCATGAGAGGTCGTGCTGGTCAGATTGTTGGTCAGGGATTCTCTGGTAAGAAGACACAATTGGGTGTCAAGATGTCCAAGACTGTGAAGAAGGTTGGATCTCTAAACCTTAAAACTATGGTTGAGGCAGATAAAATTCTTTTCAAAGATTATGATATCATCTCAGAACTGACAACGTTCGTGTCTAAGAGTAATTCTTTTGAGGCAGAAGAAGGTTCTAACGATGACCTTGCAATGTGTCTTGTCATTTATGCCTGGTTAGTAGCACAAGATTATTTCAAAGAACTAACTGATCAGGATGTTCGTAAAAGATTATATGAGGAGCAAAAGAATCAAATCGAACAAGACATGGCTCCATTTGGTTTCCTGAGCGACGGACTAAATGATGAAACATCATTTGTAGATGCTGCTGGAGATAGATGGTATGCAGATGAGTATGGTGATAGATCTTATATGTGGGACTATATGTAATGGATATCGACGAGCAGATAAGTCTTGGACACCTTCTCCTTCAAAACAGGAAATGTAGAGTCTGTGGTGTCGAGAAAAATCTGATCGATGGATTCTATAGAACGAGAAAAAATAGAGGGACTTTACCGTCTTCTTATTCTTATGAATGCAAGGAATGCACTGTCCGTAGAGTCGTTAGTTCTCGAAAAGGAGACGATGGTAAATGGGAATATCCAGACTGGTAGTTCATGCACTGTTTCCCCCACGAAAAAGTCGCTTTCAATAAATAATCTTAGAAGAATTGGGACCTTAGGGAGAAAAACATGGCGATTCAGTTAGTGTCCCCTGGTGTATTAATCAGGGAAGTTGATCTAACGGTCGGAAGAGCCGATAATGTTCTTGATAACATTGGCGCTATTGCTGGACCTTTTGAGATTGGTCCTATTGATGAAGCAATCACTGTTGAAACAGAACAGGATCTCATCAGTAGTTTTGGTAAACCTCTGAGCACCGATGCTCAGTATGAATATTGGATGACCGCAGCATCATTCCTTTCATACGGTGGTATTCTTAAGGTCGTCAGAACTGATGATGACGAACTCAAGAATGCTAACTCTGGAGTTGGTGTTGCAAACACCACAACTTTGAAGATCAAAAACTACGAAGATTATCAAGATAACTACGTCGATGCAACTGATTTCGGTTGGGCTGCTAAGACTCCTGGTCGTTGGGCGCGTAATTTAAAAGTTGCCGTTATCGACGATGTAGCTGACCAAACTATTGGTATTACAACCACTTCTCTGGTTGGTGCTGGTTACAGTGTTGGATACGGTGTTACTGCCGCAATGAGCGGAGTTGTTATCGCCGGTTCTGGTTCAACCTCAGAGTTTAACGGATTCCTTAAGGGTATCATCACTGGTGTTACCACAGCACTCTCTGGTACAGCAAGCAGCATTGACGTTAAGATCGTCTCTCGTGTCGAAGAAGTTGGCGGTGGTTCTACAGAAACCAAGGTCACTTATTCGGAAGGTGGTAATTTTGCTTTCAAAACTACTGACTCTCTGTTCACTGTAACAGCTGCTGGTGCTGCTGGCACAACCCTGGCCCAGACTCCTGCTTCCGTTGTTGACTGGTATGATCAGCAAACTTTGGGTCTGGACAATGCCACCATCAACTGGAAGTCCATCGCTCAGAAACCTCAAACTTCACAATATGTGTCTGAAAGAGGTGGATATAACGATGCACTGCACGTTGTTGTTGTTGACGACGATGGAACTTTAACCGGAATCAAGGGTAATATCGTTGAGAAGCACCTGAACCTGTCTAAGGCAAAGGATGCTGAGTCCTCGGGTGATGCTGGTCTGAAAATCTATTACAAAGATTATATCGCTCAGTTCGCTGAGAACATCTACGCAGGATACAACCCCTCCATTGCTTTTGATTCTTACCATAAAGTTGGTCCTGTCAACACTGGATTTGGTGGAACTCTGTTCACTGCTATCAGCAATGCTGATGCACAATGGGGTCAAGACGCTGCTGATGTCACTTACTTTGCTGGCATCGGTGCTACCACATATCAACTTCAGGGTGGTGAGAACTACAGTGATGCAGGTGGATTTGCAGCAACTCTTGGAGGTCTGATCACTTCCTATGAGAAGTTCCAGACTAAGGATGAAATTGCAGTTGATTACCTGCTTGCTGGTCCTGGCATTGGCGACAGAGCACAAACTCAAGCAAAGATCAACAAACTCGCTGACATTGCTGAAGCCAGAAAGGATTGTGTTGCCGTTGCATCACCTCGTCGTAGTGACATCGTTAACGTAACTAACGCTGCGACTCAAACCAACAACATCGTTGCTACATTTGATGGAGTTAATTCCTCCTCGTATTTGATCCTGGATTCAGGTTACAAGTACATGTATGATAGATTCAACAATGAGTTCCGTTACGTTCCTTGTAACGGTGACATTGCTGGATTAATGGTAAGAACAAATCGTGAGTTCTTCCCATGGTTCTCACCCGCTGGACAACAGCGTGGTGTTCTGAACAATGCTACAAAACTTACCTATAACCCAACTCAGGCACAGAGAGACACTCTGTATACCAAGCGAATCAACCCTGTTGTATTCCGTCCTGGTATTGGCATCATGCTCTTCGGAGACAAGACTGCCCTGAGTTATGCCTCGGCGTTTGACCGGATCAACGTCAGAAGACTGTTCCTTACAGTTGAGCAGGCACTGGAGCGTGCAGCACAAGCGCAGCTCTTTGAATTCAATGATGAGATCACCAGAGCAAACTTTGTTAACATCGTCGAACCTTATCTCCGCGATGTTCAGTCCAAGCGTGGAATTTATGACTTCCTGGTCATCTGTGACGAAACTAACAACACTCCCGATGTCATTGACAACAATGAATTCCGGGCTGATATCTTCCTCAAACCTGCCAAGTCTATCAACTTCGTCGCGCTGACATTCGTTGCAACCAGAACGGGTGTCTCGTTTGAAGAGGTAGCAGGTAGAGTCTGATCAACTTAAGGAGTTAAAAAACAATGGCAAACGCCCCCAACCCCCCGGCAATTAGAAACATCTCTCAGTTTAAATCAAAACTGAGAGGTGGTGGCGCACGCCCTAATCTGTTTGAAGTTGCTATCCCCAACTTCCCTGATTATGTCGGTGCCAACTATAACAATGATGATAAATCAACCTTGCGCTTCATGTGCAAGGCTGCCAACCTTCCTGCTTCAAACGTTGCTTCTGTTGACGTTCCTTTTAGAGGTCGCACTCTGAAAGTTGCTGGCGACAGAACCTTCGATCCCTGGACGATCACCATCATCAACGATGAGGACTTCCGTCTGAGAACTGCTTTTGAAGCATGGATGAATGGTATCTCCAAGTTAGATAACAACACTGGAGCAACCAGCCCCACATCTTACATGCAAGATGCTTACGTTTATCAACTGGGCAGAGGTGCAACTATTGCATCCGAAGGTCCTATCAATGATGTAAGTGGTGCTGGTCCCACCGATTCAGCGAACGTTTTGAGAGCATATCGTTTCATCGACGTGTTCCCTACTAACGTTTCTGAGATTGCTCTCTCCTATGATACTGGAGATACTCTCGAAGAGTTCACCGTTGAATTCCAAGTTCAGTTCTTTGAAGGATTCGGTTCTAGAGAAGCAGCCGATATCAGATAACATAAATACTAGGAGATAACTTCTAGTAGTAGAATAAATGGCTAGATTATTTGGATTCTCTATTGAGAATAATGATGAGACCCCAAAGTCAGTAGTGTCCCCGGTTCCACCTTCGCAAGAGGATGGAAACGACCACTACATGACTGCGGGGTTTTTTGGTAACTATGTTGATCTAGAAGGTGTCTACAAAAACGAATTTGATTTAATTCGTAGATATCGTGAGATGGCACTTCATCCTGAGGTTGATAGTGCAATTGAGGATGTAGTTCATGAGGCTCTTGTCTCTGATACCAATGAAAGTCCAGTTGAAATTGAACTTTCCAAACTCAATGCGAGTGAAGGTATCAAAAACAAGATCAGAAAAGAGTTTAAACATATCAAAGATCTCTTAGACTTTGATAAAAAAGCACATGAGATATATCGTAATTGGTATATCGATGGACGTTTGTATTACCACAAGGTAATTGATTTAAAGCGTCCTGAGGATGGAATCCAGGAATTGCGTTATATTGACGCAATGAAGATGAGATATGTTCGTCATGCTGTAAAGGATGACAAAGATAAGGCAGCACAAATTGCAGCTCTCAATGGCAATAAGTCCCTCAGCAGTGTTAATAGTGCGTTCCCAAAGATTGAAGAATACTTCATCTATACCACTAAAAACACCACTGGTGGGGCTTTAAATCCGTCTGCA